AGGCGGAGGTGCGAATCATATATTACATTACAATTTGTTTTCAGTTTTTCAGAGTACGATGAGAGTTGCTAACTCATCACAACCTTTATGTATAATTATTACAGACCTATTATGTCTATAAACTAGAAATATATAAAAATTGTGCGTAAAAGTCAAAACGACGGTGTACCACAGTGGTAACCCGTGTCCATTGTTTAATGGGAAGATTGCCCGAAAGGGCACATTACTGATCAGGTCTTTATGACCAGAACTATTGCATTAATCAAGTGCACATACTATTATTTGAGAATAGGAACCCTTCTTCTAGATGGTTAATATAGACGTTACTTGCATCACGAAACGATGAAATGCTAAGCATGGCTAACAACCACCTCAATTGAGGTTAATGGTGGTGATCTACCACCCATTCCACATGTTTGAGATGTGGATAGGGCAGTCCTTGTTATGAACTGCCATTGTATTGTACGGAACTTAATCCCTAGCCTGAAATGGGATTTCCATGTATTTGAAACCACAGTCTAGTGGTGGTGGATGTACTTGGAGTGCGAGCGCGGCATGGAGCAGCGGTAAATTAGAAGTACATTGATGGTTATTTTATAATATGGAACAGCGCGTATGATCTTGATGCTTTATTCCGAAGTATTATTGCGTGCGCGTGCCAAGCAACATTGTTGCAGACGAAGGCTTGAGTCTGCTACATGGCAAGAATTTAGGAAGACCTGGCGCTGTTGGGGTTAATAGCCCCTTCAGCATCAATACAGCAAAGAAGTTACTAACAATTATGGCGAATCGAAAACTAGACATTTCTGTAATGAATTTGACAAACTTTTTGTTTTGGAGGATGGACCGTGGAATAGTAAAGCAAACAGAGCTTTGATGAGGACCTTTGAAGATATAGGTTTACTCTTCAACTCACTTTATCATTCCAGTCCTGGTGGATATTGGTCCACGATCCTGATTTGGTTGCGTCTACACAATGGTAATATCCACTTTGTGGATTTTTTCCTATCGTGTTTCGGAGTTGAATATCAGGATGGGCCTTTGATGGAACCGGAAGATGTGGAGGAGTTATGGAAGAAAAGAGAAGGAAGACATAGACCTCAGTATGAGACTAGTTTCGCTTGGATTGAACAAATCAAGAACATTCGGTCCAATTGGAATTTGGTTAAGAATGGTCCATTGTCACAGAATATCGCCACTTTCTTATCGCTAATCGTCACAGCAGTCTTTGTTGACAAAGAGGCGGCTAGTGATCAGATTGAGATGTTGAGGCATTATTTGCCTCACATGAATGTAAAGGTGTTGAATGCAATTGATTTCTGGACTGGTCTTTTGGATGTTGGCATTTTCTTTTTGGAGAATTGTGCTATATCTTATGAGACAGGAAGTTTGGAGAGTTTCTTGTATAATACAGGCGAACTTGGCGCTTTGGATGATAATTTCGTTTTATGCAAGGTTTTGAGTGAATATGCCGAGTCTGGGAATTTGGAAAAATTACAAAATATTTCACCTAATGACTATCAGGCTTTGATCACTTCAACCTTGGAGAAAGCAAAGTTGTTGCGCCCTCTATGTGACAAGTATACAACGCAAGTTCTGCAGAAGAAAATTTGTGATTTGGAATTGATGAGAAAGAATCTTTCCATACGATTGAAATCTTCTGAACTGCGTGAGAGGCCCTTTGCGATTGAAGTTTACGGCACCTCCGGTGTGGGTAAAACTACATTTTTGAAGGAGTTGCAAACTATTTTGCTTAAGAGTGCCGGTGAGTCGACTGACATGCGATATCGTTTCACAAAGACTACAGGAAGCGAATACTTTGATGGATGGAAATCGGACATGAAGGTTTTCAATGTTGATGATTTTGGAAACGAGATGACACAAGGAGCCAGGGATGTCGAGGTCCAGGGGCGATTATTGATCGATGTGATTAACAACACGCCTTACCTTGCTAATATGGCATCCGTTGAGGAAAAAGGTGAGATATTTATGGAACCAGTTTTGGTTGGGCTTACGACTAATGTGAAGAATTTGCATGCACATAGGTTGTCAGCTTCACCTTTCTCCATACAAGGACGTATGAACTATGTGATAACTTTGCACGTGAATGAGGGATTTTTGACCAATGGCAAAATTGATGCTAACAAGGTTAAAGATTCTTATGCCGCGTTTCCAAAGACACGCATATGTGATGATCGGGTTTGGCAAGTCACTATTGAGCAGGCAGTTCAACCGGAAAAAGAATACGACCTATGTCAGTATAAGATAGTGCATGAGGATGGAGTTCATTATTCAAGAGTTCCCACATACGTGGCCATTAACTTTTTGGTCAAAAAGTATCTTGCGCATAAAGATTTGCAAAAGTACGTGTTGGAAAGTTTTAAGAATGATGATTTTGTTGTGGAAAACACTGATGGAGATTACACTCAGATAATTTCTTTGGAGAATCAATACGGCTATGTCGATTTGTGGCAGCAGATTGAAACATGGGCCATGAGATGTATGACTGTCGAGAGAATCAAGTATACCGAGATTTACATTGAGCGAGTTTTTTCTAGACTCCTTTTGTTAATTATCGGCAAATGTGCGAGACGTTTTCGGCGTGTGTATTTCACTTTCCATTTTTTCAACATACCTAGAACTATGATGTTGCTCTTTTTCATTTTGAGTTTCAATCATTTTGTTTTTGGTTTGTCTTGTGCAGCTTTCCTTTTAGATGCATTTTTCATTTTGATAGGAAGTCTTTTCACTTTTTGTAGACTAAGTCTTGAAAGATATGAAGTTGCATCGTTGCGATTGTCGGATATTGCTAGATGGGCTTATTCGAAACGAACGTTGAATGTTTTGAAGGGATCAGCAGCCATCATTCTTTTCCTGAAATTGGTGAGACAATTGTGGGTTGCACGTGTGGATAGTCAAATGTTGGACGACATTTCTACCGCGAAGGAGCGTGAGAGCACGGAATCAATTTGGACTAAGATAGGCACGGCAGTGTCAAATTTTGGCGCCAAGTCTAGAACCACCACTGAGTCTCAACTATCTAACGTCATTAAAAAGAACACTTACTATGCTGAAGTGCATTGCGAAGGACACAAGTCAAGAATGGCCAATGTAGTGTTTATAAGCACCAACTATTTGATTTTACCTTATCACTATTCTTTGTTTGATGGTGTAGAGGCAGATGAATTGGAACTTGATTTGTACAAAGAAGGAAAGGACGTTGTTAGGGTCACTTTGAATGTATCTCAATCTGTGAAGTTGCCTGATTCCGACATTCGGTTGTACTATTGTCCAAGTGCCGGAAGCCATAGCGATTTGAGGGGATGGATGACAGATAAATTTGTGTCCATTGTCCCCTTTCAGATGTGGTGGAGAAAGAAAACTGGTGATTTCCTGGATTTCACTGGAGTTACGTCTCCGAATTACATTAGGACTTTGCTAGGCCAAAAATTCTGGGGCGGCTATTACAATCAATTGTCAGAAAACACTTTCAACGGTTTGTGTGGAGCCCCTTTGGTTGCACAGGCTAGATTTCCGATATTTGCTGGCATTCATTTGGCCGGCAGACAAGGTACTAAGGTTGGTGGATATGGTCATCTCAATGTCGAACATGTGAACGACGCTATTGAGCAATTGTCCAAAAATCCAGCAATATTTTTACCACCGAATGGTGGAGAACCTTTGTTGGATTTTATGGGTAAAACCGTGAAAATTAGTGACCAAGGACCCAGCATCAGAAGTCCTTGCTTGTTTGTTGAGACGCCTGGCACTATTGACAGAGTTGCTTCAGTAAATGGAGTTTCTACTTTTCGTTCCCAGTACACACCTTTCCCTTGGAGGGACAGAGTGAAGTACTTGTTTGGGATTGAGAAGGAAAGTCATCCGCCTCAAGCTGTGCCTTCTTGGTATGGCTGGCAGAAAGCTTACGCAAATTTGCGTCTGCCTGCTAGGATGTTTTCACCAGCTTTGGTTGATCGTGCAAGAGAGGATTATGTAGCTCCACTCATAGCTAGGTATCATGAAAATGTTGCCTATTGGAACATAAGAAAGCTAGATGATGACGAGAACCTTAATGGAATTAGAAATTTGTTGGGAATGAACCCCATCAATATGAAAAGTTCCATGGGTTTTCCGGCAAATGGCACAAAAATGGAATATGCCTATAGGGATGATGAAGGAAAATTGTTCATGGTGGATGAATTCTATGAAATTGTGGAATATGTCGATGACCAGTATCGCAGTGGGAGAAGGGTTTATCCCACCATCAAGGCTTGCAAAAAGGATGAAGTATTAATGAAAGAAGGGAAATGTCGAATTTTCTATTCCAATCCCATGTATTTCACTTTTCTTTTGAGACGGTATTTTTTGTCAATGATAAGATTTTTAATGCTTAATCCACTATTGTGTGAGTGTGCGGTCGGCATAAATGCCATTGGTCCTGAATGGGAGGAATTGGTAGAATATGCAAAGTCCAAGGATAGCGATCGAGCCGTGGCTGGAGATTATGGGAAGTATGATCAGAAGATGCCATCCCAAATGATTTTCACGGCCATTTCGATATTTATTGAATTGGCCCAAGAAGCGGGATTTCATCGCGAAGATCTACTTGCTATGCAGACCATGGCATATGATTTGGTATACGCGAGAGTGGCCTTTGATGGTGATCTATTGGAATTTGTTTCTGGTGGACACATTAGTGGAAACTCACTCACTGTGATGGTCAACAGTATCGTTGGCTCTTTACAGTGGAGATGTGCATTTTATCATTTGTATCCTGAAGCAGCTGATTTTCGACAACATGTTGCTCTCGTTACTTATGGAGATGATAATATTGGGTCGGTTGATCCACTTTATTCGAATTTCAATATTGTGACGATTTCAAAATTTCTGGAGGAACACGGTCAGGAGTACACAATGCCCAACAAAGAGGACGAACTTCAACCAACAATTGCTTGGGAGGAAGTAGAGTTTCTGAAACGGAAGACAGTTTATCATCCGAAGTTGGGTAAGGGTGTTGGTGCTTTGAGTTTAGAGTCCATTTGCAAGAGATTGATGGCATATATTAATTCTAACAATGAGATATCTGAATTTGAACGTATGGTTGAAAATGCTGACTCCTCACTCTTGGATTTTTTCCTTCATGGTGAGGCTGAATATGAAAAGTTCAAAGATTTGCTTCGAGAGCTTGTTGGAGACAGA